CGGATATTACGTAACAAATAATATTTTGGATGACGCAAGTACCACGATATTATGGATTGAAAGATTCAACGCAGCACCGTTCTCAATACCTTCAGGTGGAGGAACAATAACTATTACGCCAAGAATTACTTTAGAATAGGGGATAAAAATGTTACTTAATTCCTGTGGAACTCCATATCAAGCCGCTGGGAGCATTCAACAATTTGACCCCGAAAACCCAGAATTAAATTTATTTAATCTTTGGGACCAAGAAATAATACAGATGGGCGGCTCACCTATTTTCTATTATGAAGTTTTTATTCAGGAAGGTACAGTAGACCCAATTTATTGGGAAGACCGTGGTAAGATTTTCTCTAATAATCCAATTCAACTTTATTGTACTTATGAGCCAATTTCTTCTACGAATGACCAAGGGGCGTTTGGTATAGATTCGCCAGATGAAATGTTATTTGAATTAAATTACAAAGCTGTCTTAGACGCTGTAGGACATGCTCCTAAAATAGGTTCTCGTCTTTATACTCCACACCTACGAGAAAATTGGGTTATCGTTCAAAGAAATTTAGGAGAATTTAAATTGTGGGGTGCGATGAGATTAACAATTATAGCACAAAGGTTCCAAGAGAGTGTTACAACAGGAGAGGGAAATGTAACACAGAAGGCACCAGATTTTAAAATTGTTTAGTGCTTACCTTCTATTTTTTTTAACTTGGTATAATACTTAGGGTCTTCTCTTAAATGGGCAACGGTAATTTTTAATACTTTTGTAAAGTCACCGCCAACCACATCTGTATCTTTCCCCATTCTGCCATCATGTTCTTTTTCAACTTCCATACCCATGATTAATTCTTCGATGGAAAGTTCAGAGATATCTACATTTCCATCTTTAGCTAATCGTTGTAATTTCTTTTTTTGCTGGTTTCCTTCTAACCAAATATTGTATTCAAGCATAATAATTATCTCCTGTCTTATATACATGACATTTTTTCATTCTACTAAATCTATATAATTTGTATGGCTAAAAATAGACTTGTCAATTTGGGAGCACAAAACAAAAAATCATTAGCTGATGCATGTGCTCAAGATAAGGGTCTCCCCGGCTCTATAATGGATAACCCACCTGATGTTTTTTGTGATGATAATGGCACAAGAGATGATGGTTGGCTTACAGATATAAGCAATAAAAAAGTTGGTATTGGAGAGCAGCGTTTATGCGACCCAATGCAAACAGGTCAAATAGTTAATGACGTAGAAAAGCCAAATAGAAATGTAGTTTATAGATATTCAAAAGCCTTAAGAGGGTGTGATGAAGCAGTGATGGATTTGTTTCGAAATGTTGTTGTTTTAGATGAGGATGGTAAAGCTCATCCAGTGCCAATTATTTGGGCAACGCAGGAAAAAGCAGTAGCCGCTGTTTTACAACAAAACGTAAGAAAAGACAATAGTTTGGTAGTGGACAGAATTAAACTTCCTATGCTGGCTATTTATTCTAATTCTTTTGATTTTAATCAAGACAGATATATTTACCATCGTGCTACAGATTATTTACGAAGTCTAAGAACCGATGGTAAGCCGGGATTTACTGTAAATGAAAAATATGAAAGAGACACTGTATTTGGAATTTCAAGGGGTATACCTGTCGATGTGGGGTACACATTATACGGATGGACGCTTTACGTAGAAGATATGAACCAACTTTTAGAACAAATCCTAACAAAATTTTCGCCTATAGCATACATACGAGTTAGAGGAGTTGCATGGGAAACAGGCGTGAAAATAGATTCGATAGCAAACAACGCTGAGATAGAACCGGGCGACGAAAATATTAGAGTAATTAAGTTTGAAGTTAATATGACAGCAGAGACGTATATACCACAGCCGATAAGAAGAAACAAGGCTGTTTTGAAAACAAAGATAGATATTTATGACAACTTAAATGTTAAAGAAATATCAGAATCTATAGATAGGCTAGAAGTAGCCGTAGATGATTGGACACCATGATAGAAATTACAAACAAGTTGAGAAGCCCCATACAACTGGTTGTGCGTTCAAAGAAAGCACCAAAGGCGTTTACAACTTTGAATATTCCGGGTGTTGGTAAGGGGCATAATGTCCGTGTGATTACAGATGAAAGTCATACGGAATATATTGATAGAGTTGAGGGTTTGGGCCTTATTTCGACGAAAAAAATACAAGAATAGCTTATAGGGAGAAAAACATATGGCAATTTTAAGAGGATTTCCGCCATCGAACACAATTAGTCCTTCTGTTCGAATAACTGAGAAAGATTTGAGTTTTATCGCAGCAGAAGATTCGTTCCATCGTGCTGGTTTGGTAGGTTTCGCAAGTAAGGGACCAATCAATATTCCAACAACGGTGCGAACATCAAGAGAGCTACATACCGTATTCGGTTGGCCGCATCCAGAAGTAGGTGACCCCTACCTGATTTATGCGGCAGAGCAATATCTTCTTATTGCTAACGAACTATGGGTAGTAAGAGTAGCCCAGACCGATTTGGTCAACGATGAAGCGGCACAGATAGCAGAAGTAGCAGTTCCCATTTCTGGTACTTCGGTAATCATACAGTCTGAAGACCTTGGACCGTATAGTTTCACTGCACCGGGATTCTTCCGATGGAGAGTTAATGGCGTATTGTCATCTAAGACATTAGTGGTCGCCGACGACGCAACAGTAGCAGTTCCGGTTAGCTTGACTGTTACTGAGATAGTAGAAGACCTAAACGACCAGCTTGATGAACCTGATGCTGACGACCTTGGAATGAACTTCGATGGAATTATTTTTGTGGAAGCGACTACTGGAGAATTACAGATTCATAGCACCTACGCATATGGTTCAGATGCTTCAATCGAAATGGTATCGGTTTTAAGTTCGATTTATGGCGGAGCAGCAGCCATCACAGGCTTGGGAACAGGAATGACTCAAGCTATCACCACTGGTTCGGCAGCAAGATATCCAGTAGATTCCGGTACATTGCCCGGAAGTTATGATTTCACAGGCTTAACAAATATGTCGCTCCAAATTGTGGTGGATGGAACAGATAACGTATTGATTGATAATACAATACAAATAATTGACCTCGAAAACTTAGAGGGACAAAGTAATACAATTAGTGAAGTTGTTACTGAAATTAATGATTATATCGTCAATAATCTTTCGGGTGGATTTGAAGCAGTAAATCTTGTTGGAACGAACAACTTGTCGTTCCGCACCGAACACTTTGGACGTGATGCACAAATATTAGTTAAAACAGTAGCATCGTATTCTGTATTTGGATTTACAGGAGTTACCGCAAGCGGAGTAAGCCCAGAAGCTACAACAGGTGTCGCAAATGACCATGCTGGAATCATCACTGGTGCAGCAGCCACGGGAACTTGCTTTACCTTAATGGCAGATAGTGCTGGAATCGAAGGAAATAATACTCAGGTAGTAATTACCAATGACGAGAACGATAACACTTTCGTTATGGAAGTATATTCTTCAGGCGTACAGGTTGAATCGTGGGGTAATCTTACGAAGAACCAAGCAAGTAGATACTATGTAGAAACATTCTTGGCCTTGGTTTCAGATTTCATCCGTGTAGACGATAATACAGCCACAGTAGCTTCCCCAGCCGATAGTGCTGTTGGAAGTGCTTATGCCTTAGTTGGTGGTGCAGACGGAATCCCGGCAGACCCAGATGAACAAGATGATTTGATTATCGGAAATGAAATTGGATTTACGGGGATGTTCGCATTGTCGGAGCCAGAGCAAATTGACATAGACTTGATTGCCGTTCCGGGTCATTCGTCTACGGCAGTTATAATTGCCATGTTGTATATTTGCCAAAGCTTGAGAATGGATTGTCTGGCTATTGTTGACCCACCGTTTGGTCTTACTGTAAATGAAATAATTCAATGGCAAAATGGTACTCACCCACTGAACTCAACAAGATTTGATTCAGATTTCGGTGCCTTGTACTGGCCTTGGGTTAAAATCTCTGATACCTTCAATGGTGTTAATGTTTGGGTTCCGCCATCTGGTTCTGTTATGGCCGTGTACGCCCGAAGTGATAACTTCGCCGCTCCTTGGTTCGCTCCAGCGGGAACCACACGAGGAGTTGTACCCGGAATTACAGATGTGTTTAGTCGTCCGACATTGGAAGAGAGAGATTCGATGTACGGGAATCGCAATGCGATTAACCCAATCGTTCAATTCTCGGACTCAGAGGGCTTCTTAGTTTGGGGTCAGAAGACACTCCAGAGAACACCTACAGCATTGGATAGAGTGAATGTCAGAAGATTGATGTTCGTGGTAGAGAAAAGAATTCGTCAAGCTTCACGTAGGTTGCTGTTTGACCCGCATGATGATGAGTTCCGTCAACAGTTCACGAGAATAGCAGATACGATTCTTAGAGAAATCCAAGTAGGACGAGGTATTAACGCATACATAATTAAGGCAGACGAAGAACTGAATACGTCTGATGTAATCGACAGAAATGAATTCCGTGCAAGAATTGGCATTCAGCCACTAAGAGCAGTTGAATTTATCTTTATAGAATTCAGCATCCATAGAACTGGAAGCTTTGATGAAGGTGTTGACAACTTCTAAAGAATAGTTGGAGGATAGTAATAGTGGTAGATATGGCTCTAGGTAAGCTTGGCAGTCAAGACTTGATATTCAAACGCAAGTTTCGATGGACGTTTAAGGTTCAAGAAACATGCGACGGGAAGAAGGATATCCCAGAGTGTTACGTAAAAGTTGCGGCTAGGCCCAGCTTGACAGTTGAAGAAACTGAAATCAACTTCCTTAACTCGAAGGGGTGGCTTCCGGGCAAAGCAGCTTGGGAAACTATCACAGTAACTTACTACGATGTAGGCGGAAAAGGCGATGAAGTAGATAGCGAAGGCATCGCTAATTTATGGGGATGGCTTGCTACAATATATAATTTTTCAAAAGGCACCAAATCTG